GGTCAAGACGGCGATGGCGGCGGCCGATTCGGAACGGCGGCTGCACGCCGAGGCGTTGGACGCGGCGGTGCCGCGACTGCGCCAGCAGATCGAGGCCGCGTTCGGCGGCGTGGACTGGAACCGATTGGCGGCAGAGGCGCCGGGGCGCTTCGCCGAGTTGCGGCCCATCCATGACGCACTGACGGCTCAGCTGCGCCAGGCCGAAGCCAGCCGGATGCAGTTGCACCAGGTGCAGATGCAGCGCTCGGCCACCGAGCAGGATAACTTCAGGCGCTATCGCCAGGAACAGTACGGGCAAATCCTCGAACGCTTTCCAGAGCTGCGCGACCCCGTTCGCGGGCGTCGCGAAATGGCGCAACTGGGCCAGTACATGCAGGAACAGGGTTACACGCAAAAGGAAATTGCCAGCCTAGTCGATCACCGCGATGTAGTGATCCTGCGCAAGGCCATGGAGCGCGATCGGCTGACCGCCAGCCGCGCGCCGACAGCGCAGGATGCGGCGGCCCCGCGCCTGCAGCGCCCCGGCATCGCGCCCGGCAAGGGCGAGCGGGGGCAGGCGCGCCGGCAGGCGCTCTACGAGCGCGCCCAGCGCACCGGCCGGGTCGAGGACGCGGCCAAGCTCATCGAACAGATGTTGTGAGCGTGGTTTAGCTGGGGGGCGCGAAGGCAAGGAGGCAGCGCATGTACAATCCCACGAACCGCCCGCCGGTCGGCGGCACCGATTGGGCGGCGGGGCATATTCTGCGCCTGCTCAAGGAGCAGGCGGCGGCCAGGGCGGCAGGCGAACGGGCAAGCGAGGCGGGCGGAGAGGCACCGGGTCCGCTCGACTGGCTCGTGGATCCCGCCGCCGCGGCCCATCCGGCGGTGCCCCATCCGGCGGCGCTGGCGCGCATGAGGCTGGCCCAGGGCGCACCGTCCGCCGCCTGGGGCATCGACCGCACCGGGACCGGGCCGGCGAACATGACGCCGAGCGAGATGGTGGATACGACGGTGCTGTTGGCGTCGCTTCTGCCCGTCGCCGGGGACGCGATTGGGCTCGCCAACGACATCCGACACTACGCGACCGAGCCCGAAAGCCGGACCCTTGGCAACTATGCCTTGAGCGTGTTGGGGCTGCTGCCCCTCGTGCCGTCGGTTTCCAGTATGGCCAGGTTCGTAAAGCCGGCCCTCGGGCAGGGCCTGCCCAGCCTGGCGCACGATGCCCGCCAGGTCTTCGGCGGCGCGCCAGCCCCGGAACCGCTGGACGCCAGCCGGAGGGCGGGATACAATCCCACACCCTTACCGCCGAGGCCGTTCCATGACGACTACCCGGGCTTTGTTGGAGGCGATGATTCGGGCCGACTTCAGACGAGCATCGAGGGCCGGAAGCTCGATGCACCCTTCGTGGCTGGACGCCGCTACCCTGGGCAAGGCGACAGCGGCCTTACTGAAGAAGCAATCGGAGAAGCCGCATCCCGACTGGTTGATCAAGTTGTATCCGTCCCTGGGCGAGACCTCGGACGAGACCTCGGTCGTTTCAGCCGAAGCTACGACGCCGACGGAGCCGCCCGTTACGGAATAGCCATCCGGCAGGATCTGCCGGAGGTCGAGGCACCACGAGTTCTGGCGCATGAGTTGGGCCACGCCATTGACCAAATGGCTGGGGCCATTCCCAGAACCGGTCTGACCAGGGAGTTGGAGCAGGTCTATTCCGATCTGGCGACCGGGATGCAAGGCCGCGCGCGGAACAGAACCCTGCCCCGGCATCTCGGTTATTCCGCTAAGGAATCGCCGCGCGAGCTGATGGCGGAGGCGATCCGTGCCTATATGGTGGATCCCAATTACCTGAAAACGGTGGCGCCCAAGGCGGCCCGGCGTATCCGCGAGCACGTCAACGCGCACCCGCGCCTCTCCAAGGTCATCCAGTTCAATTCGTTCGGACTGGGTGGGCTGGGAGCCGGGCTCGCGGCCTCGGAAGACGAGCAACCCGAACCGGTCGGCGGAGAGAGATAACGGAGCGCCGGCGGCGCGCCAGCCCCGGAACTGCTGGACGCCAGCCGGCGGGCGGGATACAATCCCACACCCTTACCGCCGAGGCCGTTCCATGACGACTACCCGGGCTTTGTTGGAGGCGATGATTCGGTCCAACTTCAGACGAGCATCGAGGGCCGGAAGCTCGATGCACCCTTCGTGGCTGGACGCCGCCGCGTTGGTGGAGACGACCAGGGTCTTGGATCAGCGGATATTGAATCAGCCGCTTCCAGACTGGTGGATCAAGTGGGTCGAGTCCCTGCCCGAAAGCTCGGACGAGACCTCGGCCGCTTCAACCGAAGCTACGACGCCGACGGAACCGCCCGTTACGGGATAGCCATCCGGCAGGATCTGCCGGAGGTCGAGGGCGTCGCGGTTTTCGCTTGACAGGAGCGGGTAGTAGTCCTATCATCGAGAAATGATGGAATGGAGTTTTGCGCCGAGGCGCAGGGCTCGGCAACGCCGGACCCGGTCAAGGGCCGGCGTTTTTCTTGGCCGGCGGGAATGGCAGGGCCGGCTCATGGCGCGGAACCCGGCAGCGGGCAATCCGGACCTGAGCAACGGCAGACCGATACCCGCCTAGCCCGCTATCGCTACTGACATTTGTCTGTCCGGCGGCTCGCCGGGAGAAACGATTGCGCCCAGGCCCCGCCGCCAGGCCGCCGAAGCGTGCGCCGATCCCGGACCCGCCAACGCCGCGCCCCGGCCGCAAACCGGCATTGCGCTTCTAGCGTCCACGCTTCTGGCGTTGGGGACAGGCCGACGAGATCGAACAGGTTTTTTGGACCGACGGTGGCGGGCGATGCACGCTTGCCGCGAGAGTCGGGCCGTAACTTTTGTAAGCGCGCCCCGGCACGACCGGGACGACAGGAGACAAGCTCATGGCCCAACCGACCAATACCTTCGACACCTACGACGCCATCGGGCGGATGACCGACCTGAGCAAGGTCATCTACACCATCAGCCCGACGCAGACGCCGTTCCTCTCCATGGCCCAGAAGCTGAAGGCCAAGAACACCTACCACGAATGGCAGACCGACAGCCTGGCCCCGGCGGCGCAGAACGCCGTCATCGAGGGCGACGATGCCACGCTCGATGCTTCCTCCGCCACCTCGCGGGTCGGCAATTACAGCCAGATCTCGGATAAGACGGTGGTGGTGAGCGGCACCCAGGAGGCCGTCGAATCCGCCGGTCGCGACTCCGAGCTGAGCTACCAGATCGCCAAACGCAGCAAGGAACTGAAGCGCGACATCGAGCTGATCCTGACCGGCAACCAGGCCTCGGCCGCCGGCAGCTCGGCCGCTGCCCGGACCACCGGCTCGGTCGAGGGCTGGCTCACCAGCAATGTGAGCCGCGGCGTCGGCGGCGCTTCCGGCGGCTTCTCCGCCGGCACTGTGGCGGCGGCGACCGACGGCACCCAGCGGGCGCTGACGGAATCGCTGTTCAAGACCGTGATCCAGTCCTGCTGGAGCAACGGCGGCGATCCTTCGACCGTGATCGTCGGGCCGAAGAACAAGGCCGTGGCCTCGGGCTTTGGCGGCATCGCCACCCAGTATCGCGAGAACAAGGGCACCGGTCCTGCCACCATCATCGCCGCGGCCGACGTTTATGTCAGCGACTTCGGCGAGCACAAGATCATGCCGTCGCGATTCAGCCGTGACCGCTCGGCCCTGATCCTGGACATGGAGTACTGGGGCATCGCCTATCTGCGGCCGTTCCAGCAGAGCGAACTGTCCAAGACCGGCGACAGCGAGAAGCGGCAGCTGTTGGTGGAATACGCCCTGGTGGCGAAGCAGGAAGCCGCCTCGGGTGTCGTCGCCGACCTGACCACGCCGTAAGGCCAAGGCCTTGAGAGGATGACTTGAGGGGGACGGGGGCGGCCGGCGGCCGCTCCCCGAACCCAAGGCAGGCACGCCTCGAGCAAGGAGAGCCCCATGCAGCGACGCTTGCTCGATTTCGATCCGCTGACGGGACTGCGCGAGTACCACAGTTACGATCCGATCACGCGCAAGACCATCATTGAGACGGTGCAGGACGTGGCCCCGGCGCTTGAGCGTAACAAGGCGCTGCAGAACGAGGGCGACGGCGGCTGGTCGCCGTCACGCGAGTTGCGGCGCGCGGCCAGCATTCCGCATGTCGTCATCCTGAAATGGCGCCACGACCACGGCATCGACGTCTTCGACCGCAACCATTGGCCGGCGGTGAAGCGGCTGTTGAACGATCCGGACTGGCGCTGGCTGAGGACGGCACCAGGGCGGCTTTAACCAGGCGGGAACCTTGTCATGGCCCTTTCCACTTACAGCGATTTGCAATCCGCCATCGCCAACTGGCTGGCGCGAGCGGGCGACGCGGCGCTTACGGCGGCGTCAGCCGATTTCATCACTCTGGCCGAGACGCGCCTGAACCGCGATCTGCGCCTCAGGGCGATGGAAACGCGTGACGGCGCCTTTGCCATTTCGGCGGCCTATACGGCCCTGCCGAGCGGTTTTCTGGGCTTGCGTTCCATCCGGCTCAACACCACCCCGGCGGCCGCATTGGAAGCCATGGCGCCGGAGCAGATGGACCGTGCCCATGCCGGTTCGCAAAGCGGGCGGCCCAGGGCCTATGCCATCGTCGCCAATCAACTGCGCCTGGCGCCGACACCCGATGCCGCCTATAGCGCCGACATCGTCTATTGGAAGGCGTTCACGGCCCTGTCGGCGGGCCAGCCGAGCAACTGGCTGTTGAGCAACGCGCCCGACCTTTATCTCTACGCCAGCCTGATGGAGGCGGTGGCCTTCACCGGCAACGACGAGCGGCTACCGCTATGGGCGGCCGCCTATGAGCGGGCACGGATGGCGATGCAGGCGGCCGACGATCGCGGCACCTGGGGCGGCCCGGCCGCGCGGGTGCGAGCGGAGCGCAATCCATGAGCGCCGTCATTCCGGTAGGCGAGTGGCGGCCCGATCTGCCGGCTCTCGACAATCCAGGCACCACGGAGGCGAAGAACGTCATTCCGGCGGCGGGTAGCTATCGGCCGTTCCCGTCCTGGCTCGCCTATTCGAACGCGCTGCCGGCCCGGGTGCAGGGTTCGTTCGGCAGCAAGGATGCCACCGGCATCGGCGCCAATGTCGCCGGCACGGCGACCAAGCTGCACAAGCTCGCCGGCACCACCTGGAGCGATGTTTCACGCAGCGCCGGCGGCGCCTATGCCACCGGGCCCGACGACGGCTGGTCGTTCGCTCAGTTCGGCGATCTGGTGATCGCGGTCAATTACGTGGACACGCCGCAGAAGTTTCAACTTGGCGTCAGCAGCGCCTTCGAGGCGCTGGGCGGCAGCCCGCCGCATGCGCGTTTCGCCGCCACGGTGCGCGATTTCGTCGTGCTGGGCCGAGTCGCCGGACAACCCAACCGCGTACAGTGGTCGGGCATCAATAACGCCGAAACCTGGGCGCCCTCGCCGGCGACGCAGTCCGACTATCAGGATTTGCCGGACGGCGGTTGGGTGCAGGGCGTCGTCGGCGGCGAGGCCGGGCTGGTTTTGCAGGAGCGCGCGGTGCAGCGCATGACCTATGTCGGCAGCCCGCTGGTGTTTCAATTCGACAAGATCAGCAGCGAATTGGGGGCCAGCATCGAGGGCAGCATCGCCGCCTATCAGGACCGCGCCTTTTTCGCTCATGCCAGTGGTTTTCATGCCGTGCTTGGCGCGCAGCAACTGGTTCCCATCGGCGACCAGAAGGTAGACCGCCACTTCTGGAACGATCTCGACCAGAATTACCTCTATCGCGTCAGCGCCACCGTGGACCCGCTCAACAAGCTCTATGTCGTCTCCTATCCCGGCTCGGGCAACAGCGGCGGCACGCCCAACAAGCTGTTGATCTACAACTGGGCGCTCGATCGCTGGTCGCGGGCCGAGGTCGAGGTCGAGGCGGTCTATATCGGCATTTCGCAGGCGGGTTATACGCTGGATACGCTCGATAGCGTTTCCGGTAGCGTGGACGCGCTGGCGTTCTCGCTCGACAGCCCGGTGTGGACCGGTGTCGGGCGGCTGTTCCTGGCCGGCTTCAATACGGCGCATTGTCTGGGCTACTTCAACGGGCCGGCCATGGCGGCCACCGTCGAGACAGGCGAGGCGCAATTGGTGCCCGGTCGGCGCGCCTTCCTGCGTTCGCTGCGGCCGGCGGTGGACGGCGGCACGGTGACGGTCGAGATCGGCGCGCGCGACCGCGGTCAGGAGGCGTTGACCTGGAGCGGCGCGCAGGCGGTGGGTGCCGACGGGCGCTGCCCGGTGCGTTCCTCGGCCCGTTATCACCGGGCGCGGATCAATGTCGCCGCCGGCGGCGCCTGGACCCATATCCAGGGCGTGGCCGACCTTGAGGCCGCGCCGGCGGGCGAGCGATGAGCGGCTTTCCGGCCTTGCCGGCGGCGGGCGGCGACCCGCGCCAGATCGCGGCAGTCGTCAACCGCATCAACCAGGGCAAGATCAACTGCACCGGCAGCGTGACCCTGACGCCGGGCCAGGCGACAACGACGGTGACGGACGCGCGCGCCAGTGCCGGCAGCTTCATCGGCCTCACGGCCATGACGGCCAGTGCGGCGGCCGAGCTGGCGGCGGGCGCCTGTCATGTTTCCGGTCGGGCCCGCGGGTCGTTCACCCTGGCCCATGCCAATAACGCCACGGCCGACCGGACTTTCGTTTACGTGATCGTCGGCTGAGCGGCGGTAGGGACACGACACAACTGGCCAAATTGGCATCGAGGGCAAGGAGCCATCATGTTGCTGGGAAGCAGATTTTACGCGCGGCCCGGTCGCGGACCGGCTTACCTCGCTGCCAGTATACGTGCCGATGAGGACACAGGGTCGCCAAGTGGCTTTGGCGACACTGCGCTGGCGGCGACACGCGCCGTGGCGGGCTGGGTTCGGCAGAATCCCTTTGATGCCGCAGCTCTCGGCCTATCGCCGCTACCGGTGGTGGGGGATATCGCCGGTCTGGCTAACGATGTCCGTCACTACTGGAACGATCCGGAAAGCCGGAGCTGGGGAAACTACGGGCTGACGGCGCTGGGTCTGCTGCCGTGGGTACCGCCCGTGGCCGGCATCACGCGCTCGATCAAGAAACTGAAGCAAATCCAGGTCGGCGATTTCGGCTCGGTGTTCGAGAACCCCGGCGACTGGAAGTCGGTGGTCGAGGGGCTGCGCCAGGAGAAGGCGGGCGAGGTGCGTGATGCCTTAAGTCATCCCGAGATCGCCGACCCTATTGACGTCGTCTGGGGGCAAGCTGGCAGCGAGCGCCAGCGAGGCTACGGCTTAGCCAAAATCGATGCCAACCATCCCGAGGTCATAGATGACCTGCCGGAGCATTTGGGCCGGATGCGAGTAAGACAAAAAACAGCCTCTGCTGTTCATCTTAGATCGAAAGACTATAGGGCGGCGGTTCGGCTAGAATGGGATGGGCAACGAAAAACTTGGTTGCTAACCACATACCGCAGGGAAAGAGGCAGGTAGCCGTCGGGGCGGTCGTAATCCTGAGAGGGCCGCCCCTTATATTCTTGACCTAGGTGGTTAACGCCGAACGACGTTTCCGATCATCGATCGGAAGGACGGAAAGGAATTACCGCCGGGACAACCGATGTTCGGGGAGGGTTGCCCTTTACCGGCGAGCTCTCTCTCTCACCGCGACGGTACCCTGCAACGTAAGGCGGTGAGCCGAAAAAATCAATTACCCGGCTCTGGGCTCCGGCGATAAATTGGCGCGATGCTGACACCGCGTAAGACCACGCAGGTCAATGTTTCGACCGCACTACTCAACATAGCATAGCCGATGTCCAGACAGAGTTGCCGCCCTGCGGCAACTCGCCTTGATCAAGGTAAAGCATTTTACTTCCGCCGAGCGGCTCGGCGGAGCTGGGCCGCCGCGATGCCGCCCGCGCCCTTCCCCGGGCGCCGGTCGCGGCGGCCTGGCACCTCTAATTTTTCGTTCCGCCTCGGGCCTTGCGTCCGCGCAACCATTCATCGAGGAGGAGACGCCGATGTTGCTTGGCAGCCGGTTGAATACGACCCCGAGTTACGATCCTTGGCGACAGGCGCCGGCCATGCCGGAGCCTTCGGCCTCTGCCTTCCTCGATCGCTTCGGGCCCTACCGCTTGCAGCCGTATGGCTTTCCGGGAATTGGTCCGGGCGCGTCGGGGACATCGGTCGCGGGCTATCCTCGGCCAGGGATGCCCGATTCGGGTTTTGTCCGACGCCCTCCAGTGGTGGACGATTTCGGCTTGTTCGGACGATCGGGGTCAGCCTTTGGCTGGCAAGGCGGCGATCGTGACCCGCGCGCGCCGGTGGGTTCGGGCGGCCCTCGCGGCTTCGCACCGGGCCGGCAATTGGGCCTTTCATTGCTGGGCATGGCGATGCCTGGCCCTGTCGGGTTGGGAATTAACGCTCTCAATGCGGCTCTCGGCTTGCAGGCCGGGGCGCAACAGGCAGGGATGTATGGCTCAAGCATGAGCCTGGGGGACGCGTTTGCGGCGGCGACCGGGATCGATGTGGGCGGGTACAACACGCACGGCCGTGGCGGTTACGGCGACATCGGCAAGGGCGGTTACACGGGCATGATGAACATGATGGACCCCGGCGTGGCGGGCTTGGCCCGAGCCATGGCGGCCGGCAGGATTGCAGCGGCAACGCGGGACGCGCGAGGCGGCGGTGGTCCCGGCGGCGGGCTTCGCCGCGATACCGGCGGTTCCGGCTCAAACGCGATGGGCGGCGGCGGGGCGTCGAGCGGCGGCGATGGCGGGGCCGGTAAAGGCCTCGGCAGCTGGTAGTCGTCCGGCATGAGTGCCTTGATCGGGGTGCCGCATCACTTGGTACGGCGCGTCTGGCCCATGGTTCTGCCGTTGGTGGAAAGCGCTTTGCGCCATGACGGCGGACGCTGGAGCGCGCCCGATATTCTGCGAAGCCTTGAAAGCCGCGACCGGCAGTTATGGCTGGTGGAGGAGGAACGGCCCGACGGCATCATCGTGACCGAGATCGCAATCTATCCCCGCCGGAAGACCTGCGTCGTGTTCCTGGCCGCCGGACGCCGGCCCGTGGACTGGCGCGACCGGCTCGGCGACATCGAAGGCTGGGCGCGGGCGCAGGGATGCGCCGAAATCGAATTGCACGGGCGCAAAGGTTGGCGACGTGCGTTGCCCGATTGGCCCTCCAGAACCGTATTGACCAAGGAGCTTTGACATGAGCGGTGGAACACAGACGACGACACAGAAGAGTGAGCCCTGGGTTGAGCAACGGCCATATTTGCGCGATATCTTCCGGCAGGCGCAGGCTCTCTACGATCAACCGGGGCCCAGCTACTATCCCGGGCAAACGGTGGCGCCGTTCTCGCCCGAGACCGAACTGGCGCTGAACGCGCGCGCCGCGAGAGCCCAGGCGGGCTCGCCCCTTGATGCGCTTGCCGCGGGGTCGCTGGCCGATACGCTTTCCGGGCGGTATGTCGGCGCCAACCCCTATCTCGACCACGCCATCGACCAGGCCTCGCGTGGGGTCGCGCGCAACTACTGGTCTGCTATCGAGCCGGGAATCGACTCATCGTTCAGTGGCGCCGGCCGCTATGGGTCCGGGTTGCATCAGGCGGCCCAGTCGGACGCTCGACAGACGCTGTCGAGCCAATTGGGCGATATCTCCGGCGGACTCGCCTATCGCGCCTATGACGACGAACGCGCCAACATGTTGCGGGCCGCGGCATTGGCTCCACAGATAGCGCAGCAGGACTATCAGGACATCGCGCAGCTCGCCTCGGTCGGCAACGACCGCGAGCGGCTGATGCAGGATCTCATCAACGCCGACGCTGCCCGATACAACCACTATCAGCAATTGCCCTACGACAAGTTGGGACAGTATCTGGGGTTCATTCAGGGCGACTACGGCGGCGCGACCACGACAAGGGCTCCTTCGGGCCGAAGCTTCGGCGGCGATTTTCTCTCAGGTGCCCAAACGGGCGCCCAGCTCGGTAGCCCCTTCGGTCCTTCGGGGGCCGGTATCGGCTCCGTACTCGGCGGCATTATCAGCCTGTTCTGACCGAGTTTTCATCAACAGCGGAACCGGGCGCGGCTCGGCTACGGAGCCGCATGCGCATTCGTACGCCAGTGAGGCACAACCATGGCAGATATTTCACAATCAAGCTGGTCCGAGACCGACGCGAACAACAATGTTGCCGCGCCGAATGGATTTCCCGAAGGCATGCCGCCCTCGGGCGTCAATGACGCCGCCCGGGCCGTCATGGGTGCGGTCAAGCGCTTCTGGGATCGAAACAACGCGGTCTTGGCCTCGACCGGTTCGGCCAATGCCCATGTTCTGACCTATGCCATCGCGCCAACGGCCTATGCCACCGGCGAGCGCTATACGTTTCGCGCCGGTGCCGCCAATACCGGGGCCGTTACACTCGACATCAACGGCCTGGGTGCCAAGGATATCCGCAAGGGCGATGGCACCACGGCGCTCGCCGCCGGCGACATCTTGGCCGGGCAAGCGGTCGAGGTCGCCTATGACGGGACGCGGTTCCAATTGCTTTCACGGTCCAGCAACGATGATACCGCGGCCAGCACGACCCAGCAGGGGCGGGTCGAGCTAGCGACCGACGCCGAGGCGGCGACCGGCACCGACGCCGGCCGTGCCCTGACGCCGGCGAACGCGGCGTCGGCGTTCAGCTACCAGGGCAAACAGACCATCTGGATACCGGCCGTTGCCATGACGCCGCGGACCACGAATGGGTTCGCGGTCGCGACGGGGGAAAGCACCACCAACAAGCTGATGCAGAAGTCGGCCGATTTCGACCCGGCCACGCAGCAGTTCGGCCAGTTCTGGGTGCGGTTCCCGAAGTCCTGGAACCTTGGCACGGTCTCGTTCATGCCCATATGGACCGCGACGGCCGGCACGACGGCGCAGACGGCCGTCGTGAACATGGCGGGCGTGGGCCTGCGCGACGATGACGCCATCGATACCGCCTTCGGCACGGCTCAGTCCTCGTCCGACGCGCTGATCGCCCTCAACGACATTCACATCGGGCCAGAGAGCGCTGCCATCACGATTGCCGGCACACTCGTCGCCGGTGCCAATTGGGTCTGCTTCCAGTTGGCCCGCGACGTTGCCACCGACACGCTGACCGGCGCGCTTAAGCTGCTCGGCGTTGTGGTGATCTTCACCACCAACGCCAAGAACGACGCTTAAAGCCATGTTGCAGGTCAATCAACTCATCGGTTTCGGCGCGGGCGAGAGCGGCGCCGTGCCGACCATGCGCGGCACGCCGACGGTGGCCCAAGGCAACCCAACGACGACCAGAACCATCGCGCACACGGTCGATGCCGCCAACCGCAACTGCCTGATCGTTCGACTGGGTTTCCTTGACACGGGTGTAAGCACGGCCGTTGTTTCCGGCATCACATGGAATGGCACCGCGCTCACCAGGGCCGCCGAGGGCAAGAATACTTCTGGTGCCGCTAACTCATACGTCGGTGCCATTTGGTATCTGGTCGCCCCGGAAGTCGGGGCGTTCAACGTCGTCGTCACCTACTCGGTTGATGTTGAGGTGGACTATGTGCGGTGCGAGAACTGGCAGGACGTTAATCCAACCACGCCGATTGGCGGCACTGCTGTCGATGCGCGGGCCGTGACTGATACGGTATACACCGCCAACGTCGCCAAGACGAAGACGCTATCGCTTGTGCTGGGCGCCCTGCTTTCTAACAACACTGAGACGGGAACGCCTGGAACGAACGTAACCGAGGAGGTCGATGTGTCAGTGACTGGTGGCACCGTTGGAGCAAGGGCCTGGCTCGCAAAGAACACTGCGAATGGCAATATGAGCGTGACCTTGGGTGCGAGCAACGCTGCTGGCCTCGCCGCCGCCGAACTGAATGGAGACGCGTGATGATCTATGCCCTGGTCGACCAACAGAACACCGTCCTGCGCGTTGAGCCCCACGCCTTGCGCCCGGCCGATCCGGTGGGCAAGGGCTGGCGCTGGTTGCCCGTCGAGGACACCGATCCGCCGTTCGACGGCGCGATGCAGAAGCGCACCGGGCCGGTCGTGACGGTGGCTCCCGACCGCGTGACGCGGGTCTGGACCGTCGCCGATAAGACGGCACAAGAATTGAGCGACGAGCAGGACGCCGAAGCGGTGGGCGCGGTGGACGGCATGAAGGCGCTGCGGGCGCTGGTCAAGTGGGTAGCGCCCCTGGTGGGCAAGACTCCCGCCCAGGCCCGGAGCGAAATCGTCGCCGTCCTCAAATCGATGACTTGAGCAGCATAGCCGTTGCTTGGTTATCGGCTGGGCCGCCCGACGATGTTGGCCCTATCCACGACAAGGTAGAGGAGGGGCCGGAATGACCGATTCCGACTGTCGCGATATGGAGATCGGACGCGTGTTGGGGCGCCTCGATGCCATCGAGCGCGATCTCGTGCAAATCAAGGATAAACTTGGCGTTCTGACGGAAGCATTCGCGATGGGGCGGGGGGCATTCCGCACCATGGCAAAAATGGGCGGCCTGCTTCTTGTTCTTGCGGGTGGGGTGGCTTGGCTTGCCGATCGGCTGCCGGCCTGGTGGGGGCGGCCATGAGCAGCAATCCCGATCCTTTCGCGCGAGCCATTGGCATCGTGTTCAAACTTGAGGGAGGGCTGGTTGACGACCGGCGCGATAATGGCGGCGTGACGAACCATGGCATCAGTGCCACGGCCCATCCGAGCCTGACGATTGCCGCCTTAACGAAGGATCAGGCGGTCGCCATTTATCGGCGTGACTATTGGGACAGATGCCGGTGCGCGGAATTGCCGTGGCCACTGGCCCTGGCGTTGTTCGATGCGGCGGTCAATCAAGGAGCCGCGACGGCGGTTCGTCTGCTGCAACGCACCCTTGGCGTTGGCATCGATGGAGTGATCGGCCCAGCCACCCTAGGGGCCGTGCAATCGGCATCGGCGGAGGAATTGCTGGGGCGATATTTGGCCCGGCGGGCAAAGCGGTATGCCGAACATCCCGATTGGCCGCATTTTGGCATGGGGTGGATGACCAGGCTGTTCACTATTCAACGGGAGTGTCTCAAATAAGGGAGATCGAAATGGACGGAGCGAAGAGTTTGCTCGCCAGCCGCACCTGCTGGGGTGGGGCGGTGGCCGTGGCTTCCGGCATCTTGAGCCTGTTCGGATATGCGGTTAGCGAAAGCGACCAAGTCGACATTGCCGCCGCGATCGCCGGCATCGGGTCGCTGCTAGGAGGCATAGTGGCCGTCTATGGCCGAATTCGAGCGACCAAGCGGGTCGAAGCGCCCGTGCTTCGCCTCACCACTCTAAGCGGTGCCGTGCTGCTGCTGTCACTGGTGACCGGCTGCGGCTTTACCCCGCAGGGCGAGATTATTCGCGGCGAGATCCTGCAACAGGGCGCCAAGGCCTATGATGCCGGGATCGACAATGCCGAGGTCTTCGTTTGCCAGGCGGCCAGCGTCGGTTCGATCAAGCGGCGCTATTGGCGTAGCCAGCAGGATTTCGATACCTGGGTCAGGTTCTGCGAAATCGGGGCCGGGATGCGAGCGCTGAGGCTGGGCCAGGGCCAGCCACAAGAGGCGTCTCCGGCAGCGACCTAAACTGCGGGGGCCGGTGGTGCCGCCGGGCAGGATTGAACTGCCGACCCCACCCTTACCAAGGGTGTGCTCTACCACTGAGCTACGGCGGCCCGCTTGGAGGGCGCGAACCATGCCATAGCGTTGGGCAGGGGCGCAAGTCCGAGACTTACGCTAATCGAGGGATCGGATAGACAAAAGACGGGC